ATTTTTAAAACACTCTATTATATTTTTAGCTGGGTTTAAAAAAACTGTTTTTGATTCTTCAACATCTTTATAAATTATAAAAGATAAATCTGAACCTGTATGAATGTGTGGTTCTTGGTAGTCTTCAGTCCTATAATTATTTTCCCAAATATTTTTTAATCTTAACTCAAACGTTCCAGAAACAACTTGAGTTAATTCATCGGCAAATGTTTCCAATATAAATTTTATAGTTTTTTTATCTATTATAGAGTCAGGATTATCAACATTATAAGAGCTTGGAGTTTTAGATAACCAAGTATCTTCGGTCTTTATCTTTTTTATGAATTTAATTTTACTAGCATTAATATTACCAATAAATATAGGAATTGAAAAAATATTGATAATCATTTTTATTTCTGTAATTTAAGTAAAAATTATACTATTTTAAGTATAATACAAGTGCTAGTCGTTAATCTTTTCAATCCAACCAGTTGAATTATCAGCTTGATAAGCATCTTCGTCCCAAAGATATGATTTTCCATCTTGTGGTTTTTTTCCAGGAGGATTTGGTGCCTCCCAAATCCAAGAAGAAGTATCTAAAACCCAAGATGCATGTGGTTGTCCATCATAAAATACATCATTAGCAGGATCGTAGTGCCCCTCTATTTTTGCATAGTTTCCTCTGAAAGCTTTGCTTTGATCAGGGTCTACATTAGAGGATTCAAAATCTCCTCCAGGTGTATAGTATATATTACCACTAGTGTTGTATGAAGTTTGTTTCCATACAGCATCTGGTTCGTTATAAAGATTTCTTAAAAAATCAACTCCTAATGATTCTTGCTCATTACCGTTGCTATCAGTAATAACTTCGTCATTAACAACTTCAATTTGAGTTACAATATTATTATTGTCTAATTTTGCAAAATGTGCCATTATGGTGTGTAACTCCCTGATCCTGTAAATTTCATAATAGTGTAATCACCATCTGTTGTAACAGTAGGTGAGCCTGATGTAACTCCTGAATATACATTTGTAAATACTCTTAAAATTCCAACTCCTGATCCTCCAGCTCCTGCACTACGGTTATCAGTTTTTACACCTCCACCGCCTCCGCCTGTATTAGAACTTCCGCCGCCACCAGTTCCAGTTGAACCGCTACCGCCGCCATCACGACCTGAACCTGATCCACCGCCGCCTTGACCAGCTCCACCGCCGCCTCCGCCGCCTCTTCCGACTGAGCTTCCTGTGATAGATGAGTCTGTTCCATGACCACCAGTTGCAGATTGTCCTGTAGATGCACCGCCGCCACCGCCGCCTCCAGAAGTACCTGATCCACCACCTGAACCATCAAAACCTTGACCACTCGAACCTGAACCATTACTTGAACCACGGCCTCCGCCACTTCCTGATCCACCACCGCAGCCACCGCTATTAGCTCCTCTGTTCCAAGAGCCACCGCCGCCTCCGCCAGTGCATGAAACAGTTGAAATACCTGATCCTGAAAGAGATGTAGTTCCACCGTTACCACCTCGAATGTTATCACCCTGTCCAGCTCCACCAGCACCACCAACAGTTACTGTGTAAGTAGTTCCTTCGACTGCTTCTATTACTGATAATGCTGAGTCTCCTCGACCTGAATTTTCTCCTTGTACAGAAGACCTGTAGCCTCCGCCACCGCCTCCGCCGCCATCGTCGGTGCCACCACCGCCTCCGCCAGCGACAAGAACATATTCCATAGTGTAATCTTTTGGTGCTCCTCCAGATCCGAAACCTAATAATCTGTATCCAAACATTCTAACTCCTATTATGCGTCGTTAGCTAAATCAGTAGTGAAGAATAATTTAATTCCTAATAATCTTGAATCAGCATTTAGGTCATCAGCTGATACATCTCTTGACACTTGGAAAAAAACATACTCATCGTCACCAGGTGATCCTGCGATTGTTACTGCTCCACTTTCTGCTGTAACTGCTAAATCGTTTGATGTTCCACTCATAGCTTTTGCTGTTGGTCCAACTGCTGTTCCAAAAGCGGTGTTAAGATCGCCATTATCTGCTAATGCAACACCTTGTAAAACATATGCACTTGTACCTGTATCTGTTGAAGTAGCTGTAAAAAACGCTTGAAAAGTTACTGTGCCTGCATTCCATGATTTAGGAAATGCAACAGCAAACTGTGCAAACTCATCAGAGTCTTTATCAAAATCTAAAACTTTAAGCTCTGGACCATTTGATAATTCTACTTGTGCAGCTTCTGCACCGTTTGTACTGTTAGGGTACATTGCACTTGAAGGCACCCAAATAGTTTCTTTACCTGCAATCTTAATTGCAGCCGTGTTATCTCCAGCATCTACTGCTTGAGCAACACCAGTTCCGTTTGGAGCAATAGTAATATTACCATTAGCTGCATCTGTAATTGTAATTGTTCCAGAGTTTGTTCCTGAATTTGTGTCTAATATTAAATCGTGTGCACCACTTGAAGTTATAGTGGCATTTGCTGCTCCTGTTCCAACTTTAGTTTCACCAGTTCCTTTTGGTATTAAAGCAATGTCTATATTTGAATCATCACCAGTAGCTGATAATGCTGGTGCATTACCTGTAGCAGCATTTGCTATAGTAAATTCGTTTACCGCAGAACCTGTAGCTGTAACTTTTGAAAGTTCATTTCCGTTAGTATCTAAAATTGAAGTTCCAATTTTAGGACTAGTTAAAGTTTTGTTTGTTAAAGTTTGAGTTCCAGTAAGAGTTACATCACCAAAATCTAGAGTGTAAATGTCTGGGTTAGTTCCATCGTTTGCTGTAGCAAACACAAGTTGATCACCTTTATCAGTTGCTGAAAAAGTAAAACTGTCTCCAGATCCTGAAGTATATTTAAATTGTACTGTGTAAGCACCAGATGTTGAATTTCTTAAAAAATAAAAAGTTTGTGCATCTAAAGGAATTGTTACGATTTGGTTTCCAGTAATTGAACCTGTAAACTCAATCATTCTGTGAGACATTACAGCACCAGTTGATCCATCAGAAACTGATAAAGCTGTAGTTTGTGCACCACCTGCTATCGATTGAGCAGTAAAACCACCAGCAATTTGCTCGATGATATTTAAATTAGTATTTGTTTTTGTTCCCCAAGTACCGGCATTTTCACCGGTTGCCATTAATTCTACGCCAAGCGCTGTAAATGTTGATGCCATATTATTTTCTCCTTAATCAATTAAGCAGCATGATTTACATCTGTATAAGATGTATTGCCAGTTATGTCAATATCTTTGTAACCTATTGTTCCAAAGCCAGTTGTACCTATTTCTGCGGTTGCTTCAACCCCTGTTAATCCCATAACATCTTCAGGTGCAATTGATCCAACTGCAGACGTTGCTGATACTCCTGTTAATGGAACGCCTATTTCTGGAATAATAGCTCCAACTGCAGAATTTAAAACAGCTGGTGTATCCACACCATCAAGACCAATTCTAATTATTAATACCTCTGTTACTTCTATTTCTCCAACACTTACTGTTGCTGATTGTCCACTTGGTACATATGCAAATTCTAAATTAATAGAGCCTACACTAGATGTTGCTGATACTCCTGTTAATGGAACACCTATACCAGATACAATTGCTCCAACACTTGCTGTTGCTGATTGTCCACTTGGTACATATGAAAATTCTAAATTAATAGATCCAACATTAGATGTTGCTGCACTAGGTGCAGTTAGTCCTACGACGTCCGCAGGTAACAAAGATCCAACACTTGCTGTTGCTACTGGTAATGCAGTTAATTGAACTAATTTATTAAATGAGTCTCCGTAAGGTTCTTCACCCCAACCATTTCTACCCCAACCAACTAACGTACCGGCATTATCAAAGTCTCCGACTTGAGAAGTCATTTGACTTGGAGCCGTTAAATCTGCAATTGAAAGTTGAGTTGTTGTTAAAGATCCTAATGAAGATGTTAAATTAGTAGGTGCAGTTATAGGAGCTTCTATAAATTGTTCAGCAATTAAAGATCCTAATGATGTGCTTAAACCAGCAGGTGCAGTTAAAGCGACAGCAAAGTTTACACCCCAACCATCATTACCCCATTGAGCTCCACCCCAACCGTTTTGGTTGAAAGCTGTTATAGAACCAACTGAAGTAGTTGCTGATTGACCAGTTAAAGTAATTGTAACAGTATTAGATTGCCAGGAGTTTTCTCCCCAGGCTACTGAAGGACTATCACCACCCCAGATAGATGCCATAAGGATTTACCTCCTTATGCTATTCTAACTATAGCCGTTGTCGCTGCTTTAGCTGGGAATTGAATAGTAAAAGTTCCACTTGAAACTGTTTTGTCTCCACCAAAAGCTACTGCACAAACAGCAGGATCACCTGTTGCAGTGTCATTGTAGATTAAACATCCATTCGCTGTGAATGATGCTGACGTAAAACTAACGTCATCAAAATCAGCACAAGCTGTTGATCCATCTAAAGATGGAGTAATGTTTGTTAAAGCTTTTCCGCCTGCAGTGTAAGCAGATCCAGAAGAGTTAGTGATTTCATTTGATGTAGAGTAAGCAGTAGTTGATGCACTTAGAGTTGCAGAACTTGTATATAATGCAATTTTAAAAGTGTTTCCTGTAGACGCTGTAAAGTTATGAGTCGCAGTCATAAGTTCGTTTTTAAAACTGTTACATATTGCCGATGTTATTGCCATAATTTTTTCTCCTTATTTATGGAGACGGTGACTTAACTGGTATTCTAACTGTTCCGTCAGTATAATCGTCTCGTCTTCGTCTACCCAGTTGCATTCCTGCGAACTGTTGTATTGCATTTTTATACTTATTTTCATACAGTGTCAACATATCTATTGGACCTTTTAAAAATCCATATGCCTCCACCAAACAAGCATACAACAAACCTTGTGGGAAATATGTGCTTAAATAAGTCTCTGAATTTCCATCACTCCCAGAACCTAATCCTGTAGGATATTTATTATAATATACTCTAAACATATAATTTGCGTCAGGTGTAGGAGCTAAATACATACCCCCAGATGTTGTGCTAGATGTGCCAGTTGCCCCACCAAACATAGCATAATATTTAGGAAGACCGGTTACATCTTGTGCAGTCAAATCTCCTTCTGGTCCTGTTAATCTATCTACATATTCTGATAAATAGGTTTGATCTTTTTTCTCTAACCAAGTTCCTTTTCCTTGTGTGTTAGCTGTAGAATCAAAAACTTCTATACCTCTTATAAATAAAGCACCTGCTGGCGCATTAATCGTATTATCATCTGCAACTAAAGTCCCCTCTTGAACTTTTCTATCAGCGTCCATTGGAAGTTCTTGATTGATTCTCATTTCAGCTGCCATGATAATTCCATCTATAATAGTTGTAGATAAAACATCTGAACTTACTTCTGTGTAATCCCTAATCGCATTAGTTAACGTAGTATATGTATATTTTGAAATTCCTGACATAATTATGGTCTATCATTTATGGGTCCAATTGTACATTGAAAACCACCCCCTGTTTCCGTGCTTGATGCAGCGTTAGTTAGTGTAATATTTATACCGTCAAATTGTGTAGTTGTAGATGGTTGACCTGTACCTGGAACCGATGTTTCATTTAAAGAAACAACTTTATAACCACCAAAAACTTTTGCTAAATTAGAATGAGATCCAGCAACTGTAGGTACAGGAGCTGTTCCTCTGTAAGGTGCACTTGTTCCTCTAGTACAGCCTGTTAATTGATTTGTAGATCTTCCTGTATATTTTATAACTTCGTTTCTATATTGTCCTACAAGTAATGGATCACTTGTATCATTAGGAGTTAATACTTTTTCAATTACTATAAATCCAGAAGTTGGAAATTCAGAACCATCTGTTAAGTTAATTGTAGTATCGCTATCTGTTATCGCCCCATTTAAAGTAGTAGACATTTGTAATGTTGAAACTGCTACACCACCTACCGGAGATTTAACATCTCTAAATCTAACAAAATCATTTACTTGTAAAGCACCATTTGGAAAATTAATTTTTAATGTAGTGTTAGATGCAGTTACAAAAGGATTTTCAGGTAAAAAATCTTCTGTGGGAAATTCTGTTCTAGCAGTTCTCGCATGTTGTAAAGCTTGTGGGTCAGCACTTGTTGGTTTAGGATCTAACTGTGGTTGTTTAGGCTCGTACTCTGAAACATGAACCAGGGCACCATTCCATTCTCTAACCATTTCGTTATATGGAAAAGCCATACCAGATCTATCTGAAATCGCTAAAGCATATTTACCTTGTGAAAAAGTTGTCATTAACCAATACCCGGATAATAAATTTTAGGTGAAATATATGTAGAATTAGAAGAACCGTCTTCATCTTCAGCTCTTAACAATTCGTCTTCATATAATAATTTTAATTCTTGAACTCTTGGTGGTGCATATTTTACAGCTAAGTAATATGATAAACCTGCAATCATACACGGCACAAATCTATATGGCACGTCTGTTGCATTTGTATAAGCACCTACATCATCAATTCTTTTTGTGTAATAAAAATTTATAAAATCACCAGCTTGTGAAGTACCTGGTGTTAAATATAAAGTAACAGTTGTTTTATCAATAAATCTTTGAACCCAATATTGTGTGGGTAGACCTTTACTTGTTTTATTAGAAAACCCTTGATATTGCGATCTACTAATTTTTGTCATAGGTGTGTCTACATTTGTAGATGCAACCCTGTAATTTAATTCTTGTATATCAGTCATTCCGTTTGGAAACTGTAGAACAGTATCACCACTGCTGTGTGTAGCAGCTGTGCTTCCGTTAACACCTCTGACACATCCAGTTAAATTTAAACTAGATACACCACTGTAAGTAATTTGTTCATTATTAATTTTTATAGTACCGCCGGTTGTAGGCAGTCCGGTAACTGAAGCAACACCAATAGTTGTTACAGTTGCATTTATACCTGCAGATAAAGTTGTGCTGATACCATCCGAAGTACCGTCGGATGGTGATCTAAAAAATGTATATACTGCTTGACCATCTACTAAAGTTACATTTTGATTTTTAACTTCCCAAAAATGTAATCCTCTATTTCCCCATTCGGAAAATAAAATATTTAAAGATCTTTTAGCAGTTTTTAACTGATAACCAGAAACACTCTGCATACCAATACGTTCGTATGCATCTTCAATAATCTCATCTATTCCAAGGTTCTTATCAAAAACATAAGAACCAGAGGTAGTGTTAGCCATACTACGCTCCTGTAATAGTTAACGTAACGCTTCCGTCAGATCCACCTGTTTGTGTTAAGGTTGCACAAATTCCATCTTTACAAAGAATTCCAGAACCTGGAACATAAACTGCTAACCCTTCAGTATCGTATTTAAAAGTTGCTACTAAGTTACCTGCACCTGCACCACCTGTTGTAGCACTATCGTGTAAAAGTAAAACAGAACCTGCTTCTCCTCTACCTTGAATAGAAGTAATTCTAGCTCTACCTGCTCTTAACAGTGATATAGCACCAGTATCTTTTTGTAACGTTGTTTGATCACTTGAAAATGATCCACCGCCGCCTATTGACATAATTTTTCTCCTTATATTTTATGTGGGGCCGAAGCCCCACACTAAATTAATTATTATGAAAGGTTATTGTTCTGTAAGTAACTAATAGTTACTGTAGCAGCACCTGCTGAAGCGTCGTCGTTTGCACCGTTATAGATGAAACCGATTCTAACATCAGAAGTTCCAATATCTTTCCAGTTTGCACATAATGCAGCTGTTCCTAAAGCTATTTTACCAACTGCTGCAACATTTACGTCATTAACGTATAAGTCTGTATCTGCAGATGATCCAACTTCAAGTATGTCCGCTCCTGAATCGTTGAACGCAGTTTCTACGTTAACATCGATTCTTACGATTTGAGAGTTAGCTGGGATTATCACATTAGTGTCAGTTGCTGCACCTTCTTGTCCGAAAGCAACAGAAAATGATTGAGCCATTAAAACTTGACCCGTATTTTTAACATCAGTTCCAACAGTAGTACCTGTCGTATTTTTAATAGTACCAGCTAATATTGGTCCTGAAAATGTAGTTTGTGCCATAATTATATCCTCCTAGTTTACGAATACTGTCTCTAGGCCGTCGACTATACTCGTCAGTATTCTAATTAAATTGTATAGTGTAATTTTTATATACTAGTTTTTAGTAGAGTGCAAGAGAGCCTGTAATGTGAATGAGATTTATTCAACGATGTAGCTTTTTTATTAAGTAGCTACAGAAACTTGTGGAGCTGCACCTTCGACAGTATTCTGTCTGTGAGCAATAGCTGCTTCTTCCAGCTTGATCTCAGTGATGACTTGTCTAACTTTGTCATCAATTCTGACCATTTCAAGAGTATACCTACCATTAGATAGATGCTCCTGTTCCCACTTCAACTCCAAGGACCTTTTTTGTTTGTAAAGGTCTTGTATCATGGATAACCTCCTCATAGGTTATTCGGTTAGTCTTGTTATCATAACTGATTCCAAGATCTTCCCAGTTTATACTCTTTTCTCCAAGTTTGTCAAGGATGGCATTTTCAAGAGATTCTGGATTATCTTCAGATAATACCTCAAATCTTGCGTGATGGTCGTATGCCCAAATATTTACTAGGAATTTTTTCATGGTTTTATCTTTCTATTTATTAATTGTGGCGAGACTGTGTCCCGCCACAAAAAATTATTTATTATGCTCCTGGTGAAGCAAATACACCTCTAGGGTCTGATACGCCAAATACGTATCTTTCTCTAGCTTTGTATCTTACATTACCAGTATCGAAGTCACCTTCCATTTTAGTAGTCAATGGAGATCTTTCGAAATGTTTCATACCATTTGGCACGTCTGTGATAATGTAGAACGCATCTGTATCAGTTAAAAAGTTATTGATACTGTATCCTTGAGGAATCATCCCCATAGATCTTAGTGCGTTGATATCATTATCAGCAGTTCCAACTCTACCAGCAGAAGCCATAAGTCTTTCAGCTGTGAATTGTAGTGCAGATGGAACGATCATTTTAACAGCTTTAGCAGCAATCTTTAAACCTCTTTCATCAGTCATAGCAGCAATGTCAATCATTGATTGCTCTAATGAAGTTTCGTTTAAGTCCGCAGCTGTTGCCAATGTATTACTGAAAGTTCCAGCAATAGTTGGGTGAGCTGTATTAAACAAAGTAACACCATCACCAGAAGTGAATGATCCACCAGGTAAACCATTGTTAAATGGATTAACTGCTTTTACTTGTTTAGTTTGAGACATAGATCTTGCTAGTGCTTTTGTGTATCTAGAAGCAAGTCTGTCATACAGGTTGTCTTCAATAGCTTCCTCAGTGATAGCAAACGCTAACGCAATTGTTTCGTTAGTGTATCTAGCTGTGAAAGTTTCTTGAGCTTGATCGTATCTTACACCAGAACCTTCAGGTTTAACTGATGCTTGAGCGAATCCTGATAACATAACTTCTTCTTCAAAAGCTCTGTCAGATGACTCAGTAGTATAAATTTCAGCTGACTGATTTTCATACTGTTTATATTCCAGGCCGAATAAAGCATTCAAACCTGGCTCTAGTTCTTTAACTAGTTGATTTCGTGATATAGCCATAGTTATTCCTCCTTATATGCCTGCCACGTTATTTCCTAAGATATGTTCATTGATCATAACTCTAAGAGCAAAGCCCTCAGCGCTAGTATCAGAATGATCAGGATCTCTGGAAACTCCGATGATTTTTAATTGTGCCTTAGTAGCTGCCGTTGTAGCCGAAATTTTTGATTTCGAAATAAACAACGGTGTTGTTCCTACAGCTACCACTTGGTCAGCACATCCACCAACTTCATTTTGGTTGAATGCAGTGTCCGCAGACATAACTTCGTACATCTGTTGTGGATTGTCTGTAACGAAAGCAACGATATCAGTAGCAGTATTACTTGCCGGTGAAAAGTTGCTAAACGTAGGCTTGTTTGATGTTGCATCAGTATAAAATACTCCATTCAGTGTACCCAGATTATTTTCATCTGTGTTTCCTGAAGCAAGTACAACTCCGTCTGCAGTTAATTGCACTAAACATGCGTGCGAAATTAAAGCAGAAGAAGCAGCAACACTGTACTCTGACATAGCAGCGTTGTTATATGCCTGACCAACCATTTTGATGGGTCTGAATCCAAACCCAGTTGTTGACGCATTAGCCATATTGTTTTCTCCTTATGTGACCTACCCTTGCGGGCCTCCAGTCACGGTTTAATGTTTCAATCGCTGGTTTGATTCGTTAAAAATTTTTAACTTTTCTTGCCACCGAAGGTTGTACGAGTTTGCATATCGATATCGATAGGCATTCCCCTATGCTGTTCCTTCATAAGATCGTTGTCGATTGCGGTCTGTTGATCTTGCGCTTGTTTTGCAAAATACTCTTGTCTTGACCTTGCGATCTCTTCCGGTACCCTAGTCAGCACTAGGCCTCCGTGCCCGATAACCCCTGCGTATTTGCCGTCTGTGATTGCTGGAAAGTCCTCTTGAGGATATTCGTCGGCTCTTACTAACTCATACCCGGACCTTAAGCGTCCTTGTATGTTTTTCGTGTCAACAAATCCTAAGACTTCTATCCTGACCCATCTGTGTCTGAATCCGTCTGGCGCGTTGGGCGTATCTAAGTACGATGGTGGAGCCCAAACTTTTGGTCTTGCTTTTGGCGCAACCGTTTTAGCTTGTGATTTTACTTTTGTAGAATCACTTTTAGTTTGACTCGCACGAGTTGGTTTTTCTTTTGTCATATGCCTATACCTCCTTCGTGTTTATAAGTTGTTTCGCATACTCTTCTAGTGGCACACCTAATTTTTTCGCTATTGCGACTTGAGAAGGTGTGAGTCTCACACTTTGGCGACCACTCTTTGTACTACGCGTTGCAGAGGCAACGGTTTGTGTAGGTTTAGTAGTCCGTTTTTCTTCTACTGGTCTATCAAATTTGTGGGGAAATTCAAGTCTTATTCTTCTATCAACTTCCTCATAATATTCGTCAGACTGAGGAT